ATGATATATTGCTCGCTTTATGAGCAATAGCGAAATAATAGCTAAAGGCGTTACAGGGGTTACAGGCTCTATCGTAGCGGTTACTATACCGTATGCGGAAGTTATCCAATGGGGTATTCAAGTCGTTGGAGGACTCTTAGGTATCACTGTAGCTATAATCACTTTATACAATTTAATTAAGAAAAAGAAATGAACAAAGATTCAATATTAGGTATTATCCGTCACATGTTAACTTTCGGTGGTGGCTTTATGACACAAAATGGTATGGCTACCGACGATCAAGTGACCACTGCGGTATCTGCTGCGGTTACTTTAATTGGTGTTATTTGGTCTATACTGTCTAAAAAGAAGTGAGGCATTTTTTCCGCATAATTGTATTAGCGTTAGAAGCTTACGTAAATTATACTAAAGGTAAGCAACGCAGATATATTTATGAACTGGAAGATAAAATTGATAAGCTTGCTGCTGATGGTAGTCCTGCTGCCAAGCTGCAAATTGAGAGACTTAGTGGGCGACTCAAGCTTGAACGAAAGCGCAATATATGATCCACCCACGATTACCCTTATAAAAGGGTATGATTACCCCTTTAAAGAAGGCAACCTCATGGGGCGTGGGCAGAAGTTCCATAGTGATTTTTCCTACAGACGTGCTATAATTATAGGTAATGATAGCAATCTGCGTGGGACACAGCCGACCAAATGATTCAGGAGCAGCTTCTGTAACTGGAGTCACTGAATGGGATTACAATTCGGAACTTGCCGAGATGATTGGCAAGGAACTAAAACAACCGTATAAGATTTACCACACCTATAAAGGTGGGAGCTATGTCACTGCTATGCGGTGGTTGGCTAGGAAGCTAGATGAAGATCGTGTAGACACAGCCGTTGAATTACACTTCAACGCAGCAACACCATCAGCGACAGGGCATGAATGGTTACACTGGCATACGTCTGAAAAAGGAAGATTACTTGCACGTACACTAAGGGATTCTTTTGAAGACTCCTTCCCATTGTTTAGGAGTAGGGGGATTAAACCACGTAAAAAAGGAAGTAGAGGAGCTTACTTTCTACGTGCTACCTCAATGCCAGCCTGTATCGCAGAACCCTTTTTTGGGACTAATAAAGAAGATTGGGATCTAGCTGTAAATCATAAACAAGGGATGGCTTCTGCTATAGCAGGAGGTATCACACTATATTCGGAGCTTGTGGAAAGGTGGTAATGTGGAACTCCCAAAGACAGTTTCTATTGCTGGCAGACGAGTAAAGCTTGCCTTAGTTCCCTTTAATGGGGACAGCCCTGATTACGGATTATACCTACACGACAAGAAAACTATTGAGATAAATAATAATCTCAAAGGCAAAGCCCTTATACACACCATAAGGCATGAGATGATGGAGGCTAGTTTATTACTGAGCGGTGTAGGGTGGTTAGAGAACTATGATCAAGAGGCGATTGTTCGCTGCATGGAGGAAATATTCTTCCCTGCATGGGAAGCATTCCTCAAACGAATAAACCAAGATTGATTTGGCTAGAAACAAAAAACGATTTAAGGTCGAGGACAACTTTGTTGTATACCGACCCACGAGCGATGACTTAGTTACCGCTCACAAACGATCTTGTAAATTGGGAGTGTTGCCTAACTCATTTACTCAGGGTTTAGGGCGCATGGCAGGATACTTAGGAGAAATAGCAGTACAAAATTATTTGAAGAGGAGTAAGTACGTAGGTGACTCCGTGTATACACATGACATTGAGTACAAGAAAAGAAAGATAGAAGTTAAATCAAAGTCTTGTGCTACTCCTCCAAAGCCTCATTACTCTGCATCTGTTAATTGTAAGAAGCAGTTCATGCCAGACAACGACGTTTATTTTTTCACCAGAGTCCGTAAGGATTTCATGGTTGTTTGGATTGTAGGTTGGTTACCTACTACAAAGCTATTAAAGGAAGCTGAGTATAAAAACAGAGGTGATAAAGACACTGATGGTTTTGTGTACAAAACCTCTGGGCTACATATTGATATAGGCGATCTAAAGTCACCTACGTTGTTTCAATAGGTTTCTTCAGGTGTAGATATAAATATAGGGTAACCCTCACCCCTAGCCCCTGCTACATTAATCCAGAAATATTCTTCTGCTTCATCTGGTTTCATTTCTTTACATAAGATCCGTATGCATCTTTCTATAGAATAGACAGCTCGTGTAGGGTCTTCCTCTAAAGCAACTCCGATAAAAGCATCATCTAAATCATCAGGAACTATAACATCTTCACTAGGGACTACTGTTTCACAAAAGTCGTTTATTTCCTCTCTAGTCATGAGAGATACTTATATCCCATTTAGGATCTAAATCAATACATAAAAATTTCATATTATTTTTGTATGTAGAGGTTACAGCCCTAAGATTATCGTCACTTATACAAGCTTCTTCAAGAGACTGTATACTACGCCTCAACCACTCAGTATTAGCAACCATGCTGTTCAAAGGTTTATTATTATTGTATTCTAATATATCGTGAACAAAATCTGTAAGGTTACCTCTCCAATATGGCTTGTCATGTCCATATTCTTTTAGTTTTTTTACAAAAAACTCAATAGTTTCTATTAGTAACGATCTAGTAGAATTAGCAAAAGCTGCTGCATCAATTTCTGGGTCAATGTATGATTTTACACCAAACCTTGAATCTCCTTTAATGGATTTAGGTACTTCAAAATCTTCTAGCCATTTACCAAAGTAAGGCAGTTCTTCTTTTATAGTCTTTTCTATTATAGAATTACTTGCTGTATCTATCCCTAACAAAGAAGAAAAATCACTAGTAGCTGCATCAGAAATACGCAAAGCTAATATTTTATCTCTGTTACTAGAATCTAATGCGGGAATTACTGACAGACTATTTGGGTCCATGTTAAGTGACATAATCACCCGTCCCGCCCAACTTATAGTAATGGTATCCTCAAACTTCGCTTGGTACTCAATGCGTGGGTTAGCTGTCGCTTTTTTAATAAGCTCCGTCGCTCTACGTTGTTCTGCAAAAGAAGCTGCTGAAGTTGTATCATCAATAACCCAAGCAGCTACTCTACCTAATTCTTTGTTGAATTTACTATCACCACTTAGATAGTCTGACGCATCAGCAAACCCTCCTAATAAACCGCCTATAAGTTTATTAGATAGTAAAGATTTACCTTTATTAGTTGGTCCTACTAATAATAAAGCATGCCCCTGTTTCATCTCTTTATAAAGAACAGCAGAGTAGATACGTTGCAGCCATGCATAGAAGTATAGTAAAGATGTCTCATCTTTGAAAAATTGACTTAACCATTTATCTATAAAAGGCCAGTGTTTCTTATCACCTTCCCCCGCAGGTTGTACTGCTTTTAAGGTACTAGTGTTAAGTATTTTATTTGCTCCTGATTCTACTACTATACGAGAATCAAATATAACAGGAGCTATTTCAGTTATACGACACTGTTGCTGTATTAACAAAATACTACTTTCTAATTCACTAAGACGTTCTCTAGGTCTTTTTACAGGGTTATATCCTGCTTGGCGTAGTTCTAATTTTAATTGATCTTTATCAATCATAACAGGAACGTCATTGATCAAACCGTAAAAAGCTTTTCCTGAAAACCAATATTGTTTTAATAAGTTATCTAATTTTCTGTTTTCGTATTTTTCAACAAAGGCTTGCCCAAAAATTTCTTTCCACGACAAAAAAGATTTAGGTGCTCTATCAGAATAACAAATCATACCATCTTCAACCACCATACACCCTTCTGTTTCCCTACCATCATCTATCCAATACAACGGACCCCTTGAACCTACTTCAAAAGTTGAAGTCCACCTATTTTTATACTTAGGGTTTGATCTAACCTCTTCCTCAATAACCTCTAAAGGTATGCTTAAAGCAGAAGGAGCCTGTGGAGGGTTTTCAAGAGAGGTCTTTAAAAGGAGGTTAGTATATAAAGCTTTTGGTATCTTCTTTCCTGTATCTTCTAGAATATCTCCTAAGTAATAATATTGAGTAGCTCTTGTGCAAGAATCATCAAATCCTGCTAGTAGTCTTTTCAACTTAAACCTAGCCACTAATTTCTTTATAAAAGCACTGTATAGTTGAGCATCAATTAAAAGCTGTTCTTCAAACTCAAATACTAGTCGAACACCTCCTGATGGTGTTCTCGTAATCAATGTGGGTTTATTTGCACCGCATTTAGCTAGTATTTGTTTTACCGTAGTTTTCCAACAATCTATTTTAATATTATCGTATTCAACTACGAAACCATACATAGCTGTTACTTTATTATCACCAGTGATCCTCAAAGAAGCTATAGTGCCTTCAGCTAACGAGTAATAAGCATAATCAGTTTCTGGGTGATTACTCCACAAGCTTCTTAGTTTTTTATCGTCAAATTTTTTAGGAGTTACTTTTAGGTCTTTAAGAGAGTTACATGTGTAGACTTTTGAGCTAGTTAGGTTTTTTAAGTATTTGTATTTATGCATTTATTTTTCGTATCTATCCAAAATTTTACCTTCCGCATCTAGGGGGATGTCAGGTAACCACTTTGGTGGGGTTCTCATTTCCTTTATTACAAGATCCAAAGCTTCCTTTGCATCGTCTTCTTTCACTTCTATGACAACTTCGTCATGTACGTGAAAAATTATTCGCATCCCTCTATTTTCGAGGCGGATGAGTATATCAGAAAATACATCTCGTGCAAGTGCTTGTGATGCGTTTTCTGTTAAAAGACCTCCATATAATTTTACAGGTACTTTTTTAGCTCCTTTAGTTATTAGAGCTATGTAGTTTCTACGCCCGTACTGCATCGCAGTTTGTATTGTACCGTAGTTTAAAGTGCGCCCTGACGGTAGTTCGATAATAAAATCATTACCTAATGAATAAGCTACGTGCAACTTCCTTTGTAAGTTGTTCCAAAGACCCACAACTCGTCTCATTCTTTTCCTATATAACTTTACAGCCTTGACAGCTTCTTTTTCATCCATTCCTGATATCAAAGCAAATTTTTTAGCTGATACACCATAACCACAACCAAGAACCATTGTCTTAACCATGTGACGAAGGCTAGGGTCTTTATCTTTTAACACTCCATTTGATTTATCCCATTTGTCAAAAAGGATAGCAAAAGCTTCATAAATATCATCACTACTTCTTATTGCATCCAAAGAGTTTTGATCTTCAGCTAACCAACATAAAGTTCGGACTTCGATTTGTGACAAGTCTACTACGACTAACTTATTGCCTTTCTTTGGTGATATTAGACTCCGCAAATTAACACCAAACATTTCACCTCTAGGTAAGTTTTGTAAATTCAAGTTACCTCCACTACCACTAAATCTACCTGTATGCGCTCCGTGATAGAGTATACCTCCGTAGTATCTTTGATCTTCCATAGTAGCGTGTTCAAACGCCTCTAGTTTTCTTTTAAGAGAGTTTATCCTTCGGTATTCACGTATAGCAGAAATCCATTTGTACTTTCCTTCGTGCTTTTTAATCCATGCGTTAGCTTCTTCATCAGTCATAGCTAAACTAGCAGGAGGTTCTAAGCCTACTTTTTTACATTCTTCATTAAAAGCTAATCTTGATAGGATAGGTTTTTCATCTATCCAAGGAATACTATTTTCAGCTTCAAAAAGATTTTGATTAATAGTGATTAAAGATTCTTTTAATAAGTCTACGTCTATAGGAACCCCCCTTTGTACACATCTTCTATTAGCTAAACTTATATCCTGCTCTTGTTGAGGCCATTCACCGCCTAAATCTTTCCATAAACGTAAACACAGTTCAGAGTCTTTTAGTGCATATTCATCTACTTCTTTTTTGAACTCTTCTGTCATAGAATCCCATCGTTTCCCTGACATGTTATCTCTTGTAGATTTATCTACTTCAAGATTATATAAAGTTGTAGTAGCCCCTTTTAAAGATCTTGGTAAACCTGAATAAGCAGCTAAGTCTGCTGTACAAACCCATTCAGCGTATTCGTATTTTTCCCACCATCCTTGATCCACTCCGTATAAATATAAAGTCTCATCGAATTGAGCGTTGTGCGATAATACTCTATTATTTGCTATAACGCTCCAATTAAATTCTTCTTTAGGGCATCCAACGAAATTTGTCCCTTCATCTCCTACAGCACTAACTCTATAAGCGTCAAAATCGCTGTGGCTGAAGTATCCTAATAAACCTAATGTTTTTATAGAACAGTGCTTATCGTAATACGTTTCAAAATCTATTGCTATCGTATCCATATTTTAAGAGGAGTTGTCCACCTACGTGAAAAACCTAGAACACGTAGGTGGACTCCCCCATTTCGTATTGCGGAACTCCTACCGCTTGACGAGATTTATATTAGTTCAGGCTGAGATGCCTTTAACTCCTTTAAGGTTTTGATCTGAGCTTCAAAAGCTTCAGTTGTTGCTATCATCTTAGTATCAGAGGAGTTTAAGTCTTCTATTTTAGAAGAAATTTCTTCTCTAATTTGGCTTACATGCTTAAGTTCACTTTCAAGATGTGCTATCTTTATATCTAGATCAGTATTACTCATAATTAAGAAGGGATAATTCTAGATACAAAATCAACAACTTGTGGATCGGTATCAACCTTAGTTACAGTCATTTGTGGTATGTACCAACTGACTCTGTTAGCTGTAGCTTGATCAGCCTGAAACTTCCAGTGTTTTGCACACAGTGGAGCATCTGGATTCATCGCTTGAAATAGCCCAAGTCTCTTGAACGTATTTCGGTATGCTGCTTTACGTACATGGATTTTACCCATCGCATAAGAGGTTTCTCCTATGGGGAAAGGGAATGCGTCGGCAGCGTCCTCTCCAATATCCTCTGGTTCAGGGATAAGAAGTGTTACATCAGCAAACTCAATCGTACCGAAGTCCGAATCCTCTGCTATTGCTTGTTTCTCATCTGCGGTGTAAGCAACTCTCGCTACTTCGTTTGAACCAAAAGGTACGTTTTCTGCCCACCCTTTTACTGCTGTGATTGGGATAACTGAAAGTGATCCTCCTGTTGGCATAATAGTGTGGGTTCTATTGATAACGAGCGCACCCTCGTCACCATCGATTTCCGAAGATCCTTGTATAACATTGAGTCTTGGAATCTCGATATCTTCTGCTGATATCGCAAGCCTTGGAGCAGCTACTGGAGCTGCGAGTTCTTCTTTTTTTGCTTCTACTAGTTTAGTTTTGGGCATGGTCTTAGTTTTGGTCTTGGTCTTAGTTTTATTTTAGTTTTAAGAAAGGGTAAACCTTTCCTCTGACGTTTCTATAATGCCATTGTTTTCAACAGCGTCAAGAAAAGATCTTGATTTTTCTCCTTTTTCTCCTTTAGGGGCATTATCTCCCACAGCATTAGCTACTTTTTTAAGGGGAATACTAATCAAATTAAGTAAATCTTCTTGTTCTAAATCGTACTCTTTTGCTATCTCTAAGAGCTTTATGTTGTCTGTACACTTACGAGTTGCTCCCATAGATTTAAGTTTTAAGTTTTGAAACTCCATTCCATCTTTAGCTAGTGCAACAGCTTTTTCTTTTACCCGCTTTGCCCAATTCTCTACAACTTTAGCTACGATATAAAGATGTTCTACTGTGTTAGGGTCTGTAGGATCTTCTATATTTTCTTTAGGTAAATTATCTCCTGATATACGTTGTACTATTTCAACTGCTAAACCACCAAGTGAAGGACAATACTCTTCGTGTTTACAGAATCGGCAGTTAACCGAAGGAGAAAGTGCGTCTGCTTCTGGGAAACCACCATCCCATTGAGGGCGCACTTTCTCCCCATTACGTATTACATCGGCTAGTTGCTTAACCAATAAGGGCAATTCCTCTCGTGTAAATGTTCCTTCCAGTACTTCATTGCGTACAGGTATATAGAACACAAAAGTGATTTCATCAAGCTCTGGATATTTTTGAAAAGCTCCGACTGTGTAAGCCCTTGCTTGCCAGTTACTTCTAGGTGGATCTATTTCACTGACCCCTGTTTTGTAATCTGCTAATATAGCTTTGTTACCAAAGGTAAGTAGTCTATCGCAAGTTCCCCACGTACTTGTAGAGTCAAGATCAACATCTAGTAAGATCTCATTCTCTTCCTTGTACTCCTGCCCTTTAGCATAATTCTTGGTATACTCATCCTCTTGCTTGACGATTGCTTCATAGATCATGACTTCGTCTTCATCGTGCAGGGCAGAGGGATCACGAACTTCTAAAGCTTCGTGGATACGAGTACCTTTTTCAGCAGCAGCGTTTGTACCTGATCGTCCTTCGTAACCAGAACAACCTGCTACGTACTTGAGGCTTGATGGTGAGAAAGGAGCGTGTCCTCTGCTGCTATGATCTGGTTGGCTGTCCATGATGGGTAAATTCTTTGTGTAGTGAGGCTCTTAACTCTCTGAGTGCCTGTGTAGCCTTTGCTTTTCCTTCTTCTGTATAAGGATATTTAGACGTACAGTATCGCCTACCGTTATAGTCTACTACTCCAACGTACACTACATGATAGGAGCCGTCTTTTCTTTTAAACCTTTGCACTCGTAGTCCTTTTACTCCTGTTTTGCTTTTTGCTTCCCAACGGTTTGCTTGGTTTTGGGCGTTGGTACACTCCCTTAAATTTTCTATTCTATCATCTAAAGTATTATTATTTATATGATCGATCATTTTTTCTGTATCTCCGTTGAATAAAGTCCACACAACTCTTGCTCTATAGTACACATTACCTTTAAATTTTAATCTCCATCTTGTTCTCCTACCTCTTTTACTACTACCTTGAGATGGGCTATATAAAGAACCTGCAACGTCTCCTGCTTTCTTTTTCACGCCACTTACTTTGTAATACAAAACTCCATCTCTATACTCAATTATATCTAAAAGATCTTGTGGTATAGCTTTTGCTATTTTTTTACGCTCCATGACAAGTGACTTACGTATAGATACCATTGATGAACCTTCCATTCGTCGGGTGCTTGTAAACACGCCACCCATCAGTACCAATAAATTGATCAAAAGAAGATGGTTGAAGAACAGAATTTATATCTCCCTCATTACTAGAATTAAAGTACTCTTTAATATCTTCAACATCAGCGTCTGATAATCTAAACCACTCACCCTCACCCTTTACTCTTTTATTGTTATATTTTTCATGGAGCCTTCTCTCATCTTGCGTCCTACCCTCAAATTCATGTATAATTTCCAACGCAGGTTCCTTCGCTGCTAACGTGCGTATTCTAGCACTAGGATTAACTGAGTACCCAATTTTTATCATTTCATGCAGGTGGCTTTTCATTAAATAAATTTTTTTCCTTTGCCTACCCCAATTATCTTCCCAAGCTTCTTTCCAAGAATGAAACCTAGCGATCCTATAATTCATATTATCCTCATCAAACCAGTCAAGCAGATAGCTTGCCCACTTTTTTTTGTCCTCTAAATGTTTAATTAACACTTCATTAGACGGGTCTGTATCTTCCAAAGTGTCCTTAACGAGCCTGTAATAATCACACGCCTCTTCTATACAATCAATAGTTTGAGTTGGATCGAAAGCGTCATATTCTTTTAGATTTTCAATCTCCTCTTCCGTTAAGTCAAAAGATTCCTCGTTGTTATTATCTTTTTCTTTCATATTCCATGTAGCTCTGCTAGGTTATTTATTTTTCTTTCTATTGAGTCTATAACATTTTCTTCTATAGACCCTGAAGTAACTAAAACTTTTTGTATAGCGTCAGACTTTGCACCATTACGGTGGATACGTCCTAAAGTTTGGAGGTAGTCTTTAGCATTGAAAGAAGGACATATCAAACTAACTCTTGGTCTATCCCCATTACAATCGTGTAATGATAGTCCAGTACCCCCTGCTGCAATGTTAGCAACCACAATAGTTGATTTGTCATTTTGAAATTCGTCTACGATTGCTTGTCGTTCTTCTACTGTCTGACCCCCTTGAATTGCTTTACAATTAAGTTGTTTACATAAAGCTTCTACAGTATCTCTAAAGTTCACAAACAATACTACAGAGTTTCCTTGCTCTTCTAAGTCTTGAGCATAAGCCACTAAATCAGGAACTTTCATTGCTTCGGTTAACTGTCTTGCTCGTAAGATATTTACGATCACATGTTCACTGTCATCTACAGTGCCATTTTCTATTAAGTCAGTAATTATTTGGGGAGTTAGTCCTAACTTCTCATATATTTTTATTATCTTTTTAGAGTCTGAAAATTGCATAGGCTCTACAAAAACTCTGTTATTTCTAAAAGAATCAGGAAAGTCTAAGACAGTTAACTTTGCTGCTACAGAACCATATATTTTATCGTGTAATCTTTTTAATGTTTTATTAGAACCCATACGCCA